TAAATGCAGCCGGTCAAGAAAAGGTCTTGGGCGACTTAGTTAAGAAGGGCCATTCAATTCCAGACGCATTACCCATAAAGGATGAAGTAGTGAAGCCATTTGCCAAAGTAGTTGAAGTCAAATCCATTGAAGATGTAAAGGGGCCACTTAATTTCAATGACTTTGTGAAATACGATGCACAGGGTGGCTCCAATGAGGGTGGCTATTATCACCATAAGAATAATCCGGCTGAGCGCTATTATATCAAGTTCCCGGCCAGTGCCGATGCGGCCCACAACGAAATATTGGCTGGGGCCTTGTATAAAGAGGCCGGGGTTGAAATGCCCGCTCTAAGAGCCTGTACAGATGGCGATAGAACAGGCATAGCCAGCACAATCATTGATGGGGTTAAGAAAGATCCCGCTAAATTGATTGAGGGCATTGTAAGAACCGGCGTGGGCGACAACTTTGCCGTTGATGCTTGGCTTGCAGATTGGGATGCAGTGGGCACCGGTTATGACAACCTCCTAGTTAAGGACGGCATACGTGCGGTTCGCATAGATGTTGGCGGCTCCTTACGATATAGAGCACAGGGCGGCCTCAAGTCAGCATCACAGTGGGGGCCTGAAGTTGGTGAACTTGATTCAATGCGAATGTTGGCTCCTGATGGCAGCAACCAGTATGCCGTAAACGTCTTTAAAAATATGACTGAGGAAGAGCTTGAACGTGGGGTTCAGAAAGTCATATCAATGTCAGATGCCAAGATCAGCCAGCTTGTTCAAGAGTACAGCGGGCTTCAGGGTGCTGAAATGAATAAGCTTAGTCAAACACTTATTGCCCGCAAGAATTACATTGCCGAGAAGTTCCCCAACGTGAAGCCCATAGGAGTTGTCACTAAAGCGCCCATGGTTGAGGGAAAAGTCATAACCAGTACCGAGATAAGTCTTATTAAAGATGCACGTATCAATGGCTATTCTGTGCGTATTGACAAGGGCGACATAGAGGATCAGAAGGTTTTGTTTTGGCAGCAAAAAGACGTTGGCGGCGCAGACCAGATTTGTGCAACCTTTAAATTACACGGAGAAAGAAAGAGCGCAGTGTCAGCCCAAATATCAGTTACTTCGAGTGGTAAGGCAGCCGCAGAATCAATGTCAACCAGAACCCTAGACGATCAGATAAAAGAGGCGGTCATAGGTATAGCAAAGCAGCACAACATAGGACAAGTCTTAAGAGAAGTTGATATTGACCGAGCTAAGAAGGCAATTTTAACTTGGGATAAGACAATACAGTCTTTGGATGTAGCAAAAGACCTGGGTAAAATAGGTCAAGCCGAATATGATAAGATCGTGGGGCATTATGCAAGATGGATTAACGAACTTCAGACCGTCAAAATCAGGTCAGTTGGAGAGGCTTATAAATGGTCACCAATTGGAGATCCTATATTTAAGGGCATGGGGGAAATAACCCTTAAGGCCCCAGCCATAAAGGCATCGGCAAAAGAGAGTATAATTTGGACTAAGAATGTGGGCACCTTCCCCGAAAAGAACATAATAAATGGCCATGCTCAACTTACCGGAAATGACATTATGCTCAAACAGTTAAACAGTACCAAATATAACTTTGTTTATGAGGCCGACATTGATGGAGTAAAAGCAAGATATTGGGAAGTTGGCTCGATGGACTACGAAGGGGGCGGGATAAACTTTGCCAATGATGGCCGACTTGAATTTATTACGCAGGGTAGCCCGGAAGAGCAGGCATCTAAAATACTAGATGCCATGAGCAGGCTGGGTATTAATTCAGAAAGGGCAACGGCAGCAGACATTGAAGAGCTTTATTTAAGGCAGATATTCTATGTTCGCAAAGAACGGGACTATGAAGCGATCATGGCCGGGGCAAGTAACATAATCGACCCAGCCAAGAGGGTTGAATATTTGCAGACAACTCTAAGTAATAAGTTAAGTATTACCAGGGATGAACTTGTGGGCCTTCAGAACTATAACCCGGTTGGTGAATATCAAGCATTTGGACATGGCAATGCATTTTCCAAGAGGCCCGACCTGTACGGCAAGGAATGGGATGCCTTTGAAGAGAAATACATTCTTACACACCAGCTTTATCAAGAGCCGCTAGAGGCCTTTGAGCGCATTCTAAATAACGGCGGGCAGATGGCCCCAAGTACCGACAAATTAAGGCGGGGCTTTTCCTGGGGTGGCATGTCACCAGTTTCAGATATGAGTTCTGGTGGAGCAAGTTTTGCCTTTGCCCGCATTGCAACCAAGACACAGGCGGCTAATGAGGTGGGAATATTTTGGACGCCAAAGGCACTTAAGCGTATGGATGCAATCAGCTATCAAAATGATAAGTATGGCAGATGCACGAGGCAGACGGTATGGAACGAGAGAAAGTCAACCGTTGACGCATTCAAAGATTGTGCTAAAAACTGGACTATGGGCGATGGCAATGAAACAGTCTTCAAAAATTCATTATCCATTTTTGATGATCTGGATCATATAGGGGTTTATGATAACCAGTTAGATAGCATGATTGCTTTATTTAAGAAGCATTTGGGCTCTGACAGGTTCCCCGATGGCAGACTAATAACCGATGTAATTGTAAGGGTTGGAGGATAATCATGGATCTATATGAATATGCAAAGGAAAACTGGCTTTACATTGATACGCTGGATGGTGGCAGGCGCAACATTGCCGAGATATTCCCAACCGGCACGGGCATCGTATTCTTTGATGTCTGGTGGTATGGCTCAGACGGGCACCCCGTACACAGGGTTAATGGCAAAGTCACCAAGTCAAGCATTGATGAAGGTAGCTGGATCATAGACCCCGGCGGCAAGGATACAGTCAGCATTATCTATACCCTGACTAAAGATGACAATGGACTTTGGGAAGAGCGGCAGGCCTGGGAAGAATATAAAAAAACTGCTAAGGGCAAGAACGCCACAACCGAGCGGTCTAAGATGTACCTGAGTTAAGCTAGTGTCCCTAAAAACGGTATATATAGACGAACAATATTTTTTATGAGTGGAACACTAAGTAAGTAGTTAGTTATTAACCGCAGTTAGCGGATAAAAAGGAAGGGGTTACATTATGCCGTGGAAAACGGATGCAAACGGAATCATAGAAGTCCAAGACGGAAATCCAGTTTGGGTTTACGAGGACAAAAAGGAAGCCGGGTTCAATGCCGACTCTGCTCTTAAGAAGATTGGTGAACTTAAGGAAGAGTGCAAGACGAACAGGCTTAAGGCAGCCGATTCAGGCAAAGTAGTTGTTACTCTCACAGAAGCGGGCGTGGACGTTGAAAAGCTGCCTGAGTATTTGGCAAGTGCCGCTACAGCCATTGAGACAGTTAAGAATCTCAAAGATGGCGATTTAGTCAAGGCCAATGAGGTGGAGGCGCTTAAAGCCAAGGTGCTTGAACAGGCAACCGCAACTTTAACCAACACCAAGAATTAACAGGCTTCTCATTAAGGGCGCTTTTGATGGCTCTGATTACATCCGTGAGAAGACGGGGCTCTTCCCTGACATTGCCTATGAATACTTTGGCAAGCGGTTTGTTATTGAAGAAGTCAGTGGCGATTTAAAAGCATTTGCCATGGATAAGAACGGCGAGAAGCTTTTAAGCATTAAAAATGCTGGGGATTATGCAGAGCCCGAAGAGGCCATTGAAATGCTCATTGCTGAGCACCCGCAGAGAGACAAGATGCTTTTGAGGGATCTTTCCGGCAGTGGCGCACCCATTCTTAAAAATAATGAAGGAAAGGCGCTGGTCAACCCCTGGAAGAAAGAAACCAGGAATTTGACTAAGCAGATGGAAGTTTCAAAAGAAAACCCTGCACTGGCCGCCAAATATAAGGCTGAGGCTGGCGTAAAGGTATAACCACTTAAAAAGGAGATTTACAAATGGCTACTGATCCTACTCGGATTGCTGACATCATCAAACCCGATGTTTTTAACGCCTATCTGATTGAGCGCACGGCTGAGAAGTCTGCACTAGTTCAGTCGGGCATTGTTGTTCCTGACTCTGATCTTGATAAACTCGCTTCTAGCGGTGGCACCATAATTCAGATGCCGTTTTTCAAGGATCTGAATAACGCCGCAGATGACGAAGTGCTTTCCGAGTCTGTAGCCCTTGACCCTGACAAGATCACTACGGACAGGGACTATGCCCGCCTGCTCATGAGGGGTAAGGCTTTTGGCGTGGGTGATCTTGCTGCTGCCCTTTCCGGTGATGACCCT